CTGTGAAAAAAGGGCGATTGCCGCCGCCCTTCATAGATATGTTAACGAATCGTTAACAAACAGTTAACAAACTTTCATATTAAAATAATGTCGTTAACGCCTATTAAAAAAGGCAATACTTAATTGCCTTTCAAATACTGATGAAGTAAATGCTTCCTAGCCTTATTGATAGTATTCAAATTAGCTTTTACGTTGGTTTCATAATCGTTCATTGCTTTCAAAGTAGTTAGCAACTTATTAAACTCAATATGCTTTTGTGCAAATGCTTCAACGTATTTCTTAAGTAAGGTATAAACATCCTTGACAATGATGAACTCAATTACTGATCCTCATAAGTAATATTCAAAAGCTTTCGTTTGCCAAAGACAAAAGCAAAGCCAGTAGTAATAATCAACTACTATAGCATCATCGCTGTAAGCAACGAAACTATTTGTCCAGGGCTCTCGTGATGGCTTGCCCGAATTCTTACCTTTATTTAAAATGAAAAAATGAGGCTTGTCTATCTCGAAGCCTGCTCTATACGTTTTAATTGTTATTTGTTGCATAAGACCCTTTCTCGCCTCGGGGGCTTATGAACAACAAATAACCTTCAATTGTCTATGCGTTAGGGATTGCAGCAAACTACCGTGTAGTGCGCAAAGCCCGCTCGAACGCCCTACCTAAATACTACACCACCACCAAATACTTCGTTCTTAGGTAATAAGCTACACTCTAGTACTCCCCAAACTGCCATATCAAATGCATCACTAAAATGCGTAGTCTGCTCTTGCGGTATCTTCTTATCTCGTTCCTTACTCTTGTCTTTATTCGTACCGTCTTCTGTCTCTTTAGTCTCTGTCAAATCCATAGATAAAATCAACGTTGAACAGTTCCGCTCATTAATCCTTATCGGATATTTACATTGTGTCTCATTCTCCATCCAAAATTGAATCCTTTGGTACTTTAGATTTTGGCTAGGCGCTTTCCCCATATATACCTCTGTCACCTTCCACCCATTGAGTTTAAAATATTCTACTATCTCGTCACTCATTCTTTTATGCATGTTCCTTTGTCCTACGGCAGTATGATCATAGTAATAGTAAACGTGCTTACACGGTCTATTCTGGTGATTATTACAAAACTTATCTACCACATGCTTTAATCCTAATGGGTGCAGCACATAAAGTGCACTAGTAAAATTTAAGGTTAGTCTTCCTGGTTCAATGAAGTCATTAACTTGAAAACTAATTAACGGACTAATACTAGCTTGATAGTCAAGCACTACGCCAAGAGGTTGCAATGGGTCTTCATCCATATCGCTTTGGTAAAGATGCTTTTCTGTTCGTGCTGCATAAAAGCCATTTTCGGCTTTGGTAGGGTCTTCGTTGTCAATCTGAATTGTATATTCATAAGCAGTCATGTTTTGCTTTTGAATATTAAAAAAGTTAGGTGTTAAAAATGGGTTGTCACTAGATTTAGCTTCAATATATTGGGTCAAATCTCTCCTCAAAAAACTCAATATCTTTTCAATTTGCGCAATCTTCACCTTTATTTTGAACTTACTTTTCTCCTCACATTCTGCCAATTTCATATTCAATGCATTCAGGTCAAGTTGGTATTTTATGACTGTATTAGCAACCCTGTCATTATGCAATTTCTTTTTGTTCAATATCCAATGAATATTTGGCGCAAGCTTATCAGTTACCATCAATAAACTGCCATACCAGGGACTGCGAGAAATGCTTTCTTTATCCAAATTGCCACGTCCTAAAATAGGGATTACTTCCTGATTGAATTTTTGTTCGTTGAAAAATTTCACTTCATCACCTACGAGCCATTGAAGATTCAACGCGTTCGCACTTGCCATTTTTGAAAGCGAAATCAATTCCATTGTTGTACCATTCGGAAAACTGATCACATTCTCATACTTTTTAGGGATGGGAATAAATGGCTTATCCCAATCATCAGGTGGGCGTTTCCCATATACATAATCAATGCTTTCAGTAAGCCCAAAAAGATTGAATGCGGTAAAAATGGCTTTCAAAATCCTTGTATCAAGGTCTTCAAAAGAAGTACCAACCAATCCACCGCTCGATTTTGGCATAGCATAAACTTTGTGCAATATCCAAGGCGCAATTACACCAGTAGTTTTACCTGTTCCTCTAGCCCATGGGCACCAAGTTTGGTTTGCCATCGTGGTGATGACCTTCGCCTGAGGCGGATTCAATTCAAAATTGACAATGTTATAGCCTCCTTTCATGATATTCCCTCCGCTTCTGTATCAATGGTAAATCCTTTTTCATCCATCATTTCTTTAACTACAGCTTCTGCTTCGTCATCTGTCATATTGTTGTCAATGATGGCGGTATTATTCGTAATATTAAAGATGATGGCAGGAGGTGCATTCTTCCTAGAATCATCATCCGGTAATTGTGCCAATGCCTTGGTTTTGCAATCAAAAAGTAATGGCAAAAGCTTAAAATTACTTGTGCTTTTAGCCAATTTTATCACTTCGTCAATCTCGTCAATGTGTGATGTGACAATGTAATTTTTATTGATAGTTCTGGTCGTACCAAATACCATTCGAGCATCATCAATATCACGCCAAGCGGTAGCAATGCTATAGTTAACGCCTTTATCACGAAAAATATCTACTAACATCCGCGCCACTTCTTTGGTGCTATGTTTATTCTTTCGGAGCAAATCGTCAGCTTGTTTCAATCTCCCCAACATTTCTTCCTGTTTTTCAGTAAGAATAACAGCACCGTCTTCGGTGCTTAGGTAAGAAATGATTTGTTCAAGGTTCGATTTCTTATGCTTTTGGTCAAGCATCTTATAAATCTTCGCGGGTATCAGTGCGCTCATAATGATTTCAATTTCATGATTTGATTTTCTTGCATTTTAAGTGCAAGATTTTGGGCTGGGCTGCTGCCACTTACAGCAAGTTTGATGATGCTTTGGCGTAGTTTAATGTCAGTGGTATAAAAGCCTTTCCAATAAGACCTATATATTTCACTAGATGGGTCTTGTATGGCAGTTTCAATAGTAGTTTTGTCAATCCCAATAATAACACTCACTTCTTCAGGAGTATAATTAAGCGATGCCAATTGTTCTATTTCAGTAAGGGTCGAAGGCTCCATGTTTTTTAAATGCTTTTATAATCCATTGTTTGTGAAATTCAACCGATGCGCTCCCTTTTAATATAATTCCAGTTTCATATCGGTTGTTTTCGGTATAGTTAGCACTCCCTAAAATGGTAAGTTGCTCCTGATCTCCGTCAATCGCTGTAACTTTTGCATGGCATGGAGCCAAACAAATAAAATCGGAAATGGATAAAAGAAGTTGCAAACTACCTGCACTTCTCACATCGCTTCTGCTGTCAATAATGCAATACAGAAATTTAATCAAGCCCTTATCTTTCATCATTGCCAAACTTCGCACTGCCGTTTCATTCATCGCATAGCTACTAATATATACTTTAGCATTCCCCGAAAGGTTAAGAAGGGAAATTAATAATTCATGCATATTCCATTCCCCATTGCTCATAAATTGAACATTTGATTGCATTTTGCAACTCATCATCAATGCTGCAAGCCCTTCACTTGCATAGGTATTTACCCCACTAACTTCATGGATGGCAAATTTCGACGCCTCAGATTCAGGCAATAAAACTTCACTCACTTTCAGCAATCCCTTAAGCATATCCCAATCGTTTTTCAAGGTTTGCAATTTCTCTTTTATACTTGTCAAGGCGGGTCAAAAGCCTTTCATTCATAGGTTGAGTAATCAATAGTTTCTCCACTTTGCTCCGGTAACTTCTAGCATTTTGAAGCTTTAATCTTATAGCATTAGCATCCGTTACTTGTACAGTAGGCTTTTCATCATCAATCTTTTCTTTGTACTTCAAATGGTAGTCGCGTTTCCACCAGATATAACGCATCGTCCGCTCCAATCTCAATATCTCATGCGCAGCTTTGCCCCGTTCATCGGGTTTCATATCTTCCATGCGTGCATGAAGGTTCATCATCTCTTTATAAATAGGCAACCATTCTCCACGATAAATATCCTGGTCTTCTGCAATCCTGTTTTCCGGAAGAATCAATTTACCAACAACCACTTTTTTTAATTGCGGCTCTTGGGCAACCTTAGGTGCTTCGGGTTGCTTGTCTGCAAGTTTTTTCAGCAATTCAATTAATCGCTCTCTGCGGTATGGACTTTTACCTTGTTTCAAGGCTTGTTTAAATAGTTCATGGTCGCCATGAGCGTTATAAAGTGCCACTCCCACAGCCCAATCTTTTTTACCACTAAGCCATTGTTGAATACTGTTCACACTGCAATATTGCAGTGGTTATAGTTGCCCTGAAAGGACAGCAATTGCCTTATTCAGCAGCAATAAGCCAAACCAATTTTGTTTCTAAAGTTTTCTGTATATACCCTTGATGAGTCATGAATTTGTAAATAGTAGCAACATCAGTAGCAATCCCTGAATTATCAATTATCATTTGGGCAACTTCCACGGTTGTCATTAAATGTTCGGCAGTAGCAAAGCCATCAGCAGGCTTAAAGTTAGGCGGGAAACCAATAATTGATTCCATAAAAAAAGAAATTAGGTGGCGTGCCTACATTCAACTACCGAACGAACCAGCTTGGTTACTGATTACGCCACCCAACATGAACTTGCAATCAGTCCAATGCTGGGTAAATTTATTCTCGTTAAATGTAGGCGCTACAAATATACCTAAATTCTTACCATGGTCAACAAACTTTCACTAGGCAGTGGAAGCGTCACGCTTGCTTTTTTGCATAAATAATTTAATCCTTGTATTCGGAAAATATTGCCGTTAAAGTCTGTGCCTGTGTAGGTCAAAATATCCATCACTATTTTCCAGTCCACTTGCACGCTATTTTTTAAGATAGTCAAAAACGCATCCCATTGTTCTGGCACTAACCCAAAGCCTTCAATATTGCGCCAAAATAAACTATAGGGTTGATACACTGATCCTGCTATGGTAAAGTTCAACAACCAACCTTTGGCGCTGTATGGTCCACTACCACCATGTGGGTAAGTATGGGATGTAGTTAATGTTTCTTGAAATCCTAAATTATTAAGTATTTTTAGACTAGAGGTAGGTCTTATTTTATTTACACTCTTAAATAGTTCATATATTTTTGAAATATTGCTCAAAGAAATATGGTATTCAGCTTTTAAAATATCAATACCCAATAACCCACTTCCTTCAATCCCCATATTACTATAGCAGGCACAAACTTCTCCATTAAAATCTACTTTAGTTGGTGTCCCTGTAATAACACGCTGTACCGAATAATCGATAAATTTCATGGGCATTGGAGCAACTTTAGTTTCTATTTTTTGCAAATTAGGGTCTGTACTTGTCTTATAGTTAGCAAGATTATACCCATAAAAATTAAAGTTTGCTCCATCATATTGGTACAAAGAATTAGTATTCCTCACCAAGTATAATGCATTCACTGTTGGACCTGGGAGTGAAGCCAAATCAGCAAATCTTCCAACAAAATCAAACACCGGGTAAGGGCTATCGTTTACTACACTTTCATTAGTTGCTGCATCACCACCATTATCAGCAAAACTAAATTCATACCCATTTTGAAAATCTGCTTTTTCAAAGCTAACTTCTGGAGTATTAAATGCATAATTACTCAAATCAATGTAACTACCTTGATTGATATTGTTCAATCGTTTTACTACAACGGTTTTGGTATTGTAGTCCACATTATATTGTAGGTTAAAGGTCTTCGCCACTTCTGCAATCCATTCTGTAATCAAAACTTTAGGCACATGGTTTCTAGGGTCAATATTCGTCCCATTATGAGATACATGCATATTATAAAGAGCCGCACTTACAACTTCCCAATTATAAGTTACGTTATTGATAGCAAAAGTATTATGCATCAAAATACGCATAAACATTTTATCATTAAATACATCACCACTAACAGCAAAGCCAAATTCTTCAAAGCATTTTTTCAATACATATCCTAACTTAAAATAAGGTACCCAAAAATGACGCTCTCCACTTCTATAGTTAGCTGCACCAGTATAATAGTCAACTATGTTTTTAATATAGTGTCTTACAGGGTCAATGTATTCCCCATTTTCATAATCATACCCATTAATAATATTATAAGATGCATTTATAGGGTTATATTCATCATGAATAAATAATAAATCAGTGCTTTCATCTGTCGTAGTCAAAAATGCAAAATCGTAAGCATCAGGATTTGAAATAGTATTGGCAAGATAAAGATGGCTATTACAAGGTTTGTATTTAATGTTACAAATATGCCCACTATACCCAATTGTACAAAGTGTAATTTCTGATTGCAAAGTGCCAATATTCCTAATACCACCCAACAATAAATCGCTTACTTTCTTCAAGCCTACTACTTGCCCATAACTACCATAATTGCCTATAATCGTACCGCTTAAAATCCTTTCTTTCACTCTTACACGCAAAGTCTTGAAGGTCACTTTATTTAAGAAAATACCATCAACTAATAAATCAGCTGTCCAAGATTTCCCTACAATCGGGTTGGCAAGTAGGTGAGGCATTCCCAGAGCAACAGCCGTTTCATCGGTTATAGGCACATCAATAGGCAAGGTAAAATCACTTACGCTCGCTTCCCTATTAAAGATGGTCGTTTCAAATTCACGATTAATGGTAGTATTTGGAGGCAAAGCAATCCTCACTCCGCCAATGATCAGTTCAATCATAAACTAAATATTTCTTCTGGTAAAGATTGGAAGTCGCCCGCTGTTTCAAATTCAATGGTAAAGCTGTTCAAAGCATTAGCATTATTTTTCATCGGGACGGATTTGGTTTTATTAACTACCGGTACCCATTTATTGCCTACCAAAATAGCGTATTGCCTTGCGTTCATCATATCCATAAATGAAGCTGCATCATCTAAGCTATTCAGGTGTCCGCTATTGGCTTTAAAGCTGACAGTCATTCGGCTGTCATAACCTGCCAACACGCCTGCAGTAGCCCCATCTCTTTTTTGCTCAAACATTTTTTTATCAGTAGAAGTGCCTGGTTCTACCAATCCTGTGAATTTGCAAAATTCCCATCCTCCATAACTATTACGGAAGTAAAGATTTAAAGGTCGGTACCAAGGGCGTTGATCAACATAGAATTCCAATTCTGAATAAATGGTTGCAGGCGCACCAGTTTTAAATATGCGGACCACAATCCTTTTAATTTCATTTGGATTGGTCACGCCAATTTGTGTCAATCCAAAAGGTACATACCATGCTCGCCATTGCATAGACCCGCCTGTAGTATTGGGCAATGCTACATCCAAACTGGTAAAAGAAGATTCGGTATAAATCAAATAACGAGCAGTAACATCTTGATTGGCTTTGTTGAAAAATAATAACCACATCCGGTCATCAGTTACCACATGATATCTTTTCAACACACTCAAATAAGTATTACCTGTATTCCCCACATCAGGGTAATAAAATGCTGCCCCATGATTCACCGAAGCTTCATCCACAAAATTTAGTTTCCCTATTCCGCCTTTCAATACTTTAAAGGTTGTAGAAATGATTTGCCATGTTTCCGTTACTCCTGTATTTGACAGCCTAAATTTCACCTTCACTTGCTTTACTAGTGATGAAGTAATTTCTTCACTAGCTGCACCCAACGTAGTATTTGGCATCGGCAAATTATTCGCATGGATGCTGTCAAATATTTCCTGCAAATCAATGGTCATGCTGCCACTAGTCGAACTAAATGGATATTGAACAGTCGCCAGGGATGCGCTACTTACTGCATCATAAACATTCACTTCTAATTTGTAGGTCAGCGATACTAAGCTATATGAGAATACAAATTTTGCAGGGTTTCTGCTCCAAATACTTTGATACGGGGTAGAAGAATTACTTACTGGCATAATTAATTGATAAATGCGGTGTCTTTAATTTCATAGTAAAGTCGATATCCAATCCAATCATTAGAACTCGTTTCTTCTAATCGGCTTTGGTTCGGGTCAAAATCTGCAATTGTGCCGTCTTCAAATTTATCGAGCAATGCCTTCATTACATTTTTAGCAACTCTGTCACAAAGATCATAGGCATCATCAATGCTCCCAAAGGCTACGCTTGTTGGCACTTTTGCAAGCAGGTCAACGTAGTTGGTAAAAAGTTGATTCACTACATTGTCATCTTCCGACTTAAATCGAGAATTTACCCCACCAAAGACCAACACAGGACTATCTCCTTGGCTCATTTGTGCCTGAATAAATTCGTCTTTGCTCCCAAAAAAACTAACCCTGCCTTCAATCGTATGTTGAAGGTCATCGTCATTTGTAGCGATATCTATAAATAAGGATTTAAGTTCACTCGGTGTCATAATCTCGTTGGTTTAGTTGTTCTTCCATCAGGGCTTTTTCTTCCATTGCACAAGTAATTTCATGCAGCGCCGTATATAGGTACATGTTTTCAACCTGCTCAAAAGTCCCATAAATGCCTTTTCTGGCAATGGCTCTCATGAGTTCAAAATAAGCGGGTTGCTCGTTGGCTTCGCTGTCTTCTGTAGAAGAAAAAATATGGGAGAAACGATTGATAATATAATTACGGCAGCCTTTATACCAAATCATGATGGCAATGGCATAATAATCAGGGTAAGCTTTTGCCAATTGTGCCGCCCAATACTCCACTATATTACTATTGAAGTCTTGTCTTGGGTCGCCATCACGGTCTAGCCTAAAATTATACCGATGTTTTGGTAGGCGGTAAATGATAGCTACAAATTGCCAAAGCAATAGTGTATTCGTTGGCTCTTGGTTAAATTTGAATAATGCACGCTCTGCAGCGTCAAATTCTCCAAGCTTCAAGTTCCGAAGGAATGATTTCGGCCCATACAATTTTACTCGGTTTAAGCGAAGCGTTGGTATCAGTTGCTCCGTCAAGTCACAATCGGTTTGAATAAATGCAACCAACGGCATTAGGTCGTTCAGAAATACTTCCGCATCCATCGGAATAAGCCAATACTTTTTCAACGTGCATAGGGCTTTCACCAAGCGCACTTGAAGTTTGTAAGTATTCGTTTCCATTTGCAAGATGTTCGCCACTTCCAACAATTGTTTTTTGCTCAGCTCATCCCATTGCTCTGGAACATTCACCGAGTAAATTTTCAAGCGTTGTCGCTCGCTGTTATGTAAGTGAACGGCTATCATCGTTTACCAAGCAAAAACAATAAAACGAGGTTCAATAAAACGGAGAACAAAAGCAACCACCCAGCAGCTTTGTAATACCAGGGAATAGGTTTCACTACGGTAACGGTCTCTTTCACAAATCGTTGCGTTTTGTCTATTGGCACTTCCATTTTTATAGGAATATCATGCGGCAATTCTGTAACGGTTCCATGAAGTTTACCAGCGTTGTCTTTCCTGAGTTTTACTTGCGTATATCCTTGAGTGAAGGTTTTCCAAATACTATCCAAACTATCAGGAATAGTAGAAAACCCAAGTTGCAAACCACCTTCCACATGCGCAGAAGTATCAACTAATACCGTATCTCTGATGTGTTCATAGATCGTGTCCGATACAGATGTTGTAGATTTCATATGCCTACAAGGGCAGCATGAAAAAACAGTAAGCGATAACGCTAATATAATCAATATTTGTTTCATTTATTTTCAGTTTTTGATAAATTATTTGATTGCTCTTCTCGTTTAAGTTTTTGGCGAACTCTTAGTTCATTCCCTATTTTAATGAAGAGTAATAGCAACGTAACTACGCCCACAACTTGGTTCATAGTAATGTTATAAATGAGATACGCCAATGCCACGCAACTCAATTCTATTATGTCGTGAATTAATTCCTGTAAATCGTGCATCGTTTGTTTACGGTTTAAGCAGTACATATTTGTTTGGGTCTACTTTGCCAGTAGCAAAGAGTTGTTTTAAGTTGGCAATACTGTTGCCAAATGTTTTTTGAAAATGTGGGGAATCTTTAAAATGCCAATCACCTCCCCATTCCCATCCATACTTCTTAAATATGCCTACCACTTCCATCCAATCGCTCTGATGGTCGCCATCAAAGTCGGTTTTCTCATCCCAACTAGCTGTTTCATGACTGCCGTTACCGTCTTTATCGATTAGTAAAACAATGTCAACTGCCAATCCATAGTTGTGAAAACTTTCCCCGGCTTTTGCCTTGGTCACAATATTCCCTGGTTTGGTTCGACCTTGCGCATAAAGTGCGTCTTGCTCTGCCCATGTGCGCAGGGTGTATGCAAATCGGCAAATGGCTTTGCCTGTAAGCGCCAAACAAATTTCTTTGTACAAGGTTTTCGCTTCGGCTCTCAAAAGTGGGTGCAGCGATTCGATGCGTTTCATCGTTGGCTCATCCGGTTGAAATAAATTGGCGGGTGGGGTAGTTCCTTCCATTTTAAATATGATTTAGTTAGCTATAAAAATTCCTTTGCGTTGGTCGTTTTTGTAGTTGGCAGTTTTTGCCGCTGTAGGGTCCACATACAGCGCACTAGCATAGTATTCTGCAAAAGCGATTTCACTTGCGGTTTTGTTCATGTACGTTACAATCTTTGCCATCAATGCTTTGGCGCTCGTTTCGTTTTCTTCTGAAAACTTCATCAATCTTTTATCGCCTGCATCGGTTTCTCCACTTGCGGCATTATCGCTCAAACTATGCGCACTTGTAATGGTCACCCCCATTTCTGTGAATTTCACCGACATAGTAAATGCGGCTTTCTTCATCACCATTCTAGTGGTTGCCATTTGCAAGAGTCCTATAATTGCATCATCGGCTTCGGTCGTTGACCCTGTAATAATTCTTGCATTCAAAGCCGTATAGTATTCATCGCTGATAGATGGCTTAATAAAAAGTTCTGCCACTTCCATAAATATCGGCTTCACCAATATAAATAAGCGATGAGGTTGCGTAAGGCTAGCATAGCTTTTGCGCAATTCTTTCCCATTGCGAATAATGGCAAATTCACTTGCATCGTTGTATGGCGAACTTTCCCATTCTTCATAGTCTGCTCTATTTTCTGTCAAGAAAATAATAAGGCTTTCCATTGCCGAATAGCCTTTTTCTTGCAATGCCTTCACCACTTCATTATATTCCCAACGGAATGCTTTTCTTGCATTGTTCGATTCATTCACCACAATGCCGTTATCGGTTATCAGCCCTTGAAGGAAGGGGATGTTCAATACATAAGCCATAGGGGCAATTACAGCCTGACAGTAGCCTAATAGCTTCGTCAACCTTGGCGTGATGTTTTCATCGCCATAGTTGTCATTAAGCACACCATACAGTTCTTCTCCTAATATTTGGATGAGGGATTTTTCTTCCGCTTCTTCAAATCTTGGCATTTGTGCCGCAAGATTGGCGTAGGCTACCGGTAGGTATTTATTAAGTTCTACTTTAGTTGTAATGAGTGCCATTTATAAAGTTGGTGCGCTCGGTGCACCGGTGTTTAAAGTGGTTAAAATTTGATTTGGGAATCGCAATACCAATGGTTTGTTGCCAAACTTCGCCTGCCAGCCATTTACTTGTTTCGCTAGGTTAAATACTTTGCTCATGGTGCGTCGCTCCATTTCCAACATCATCACTTGCACTAAGTAGCTTTCGCGGATATTACTACCGCTACCTGCTGTGCGCACAGCTCCACCACCAGGAATATCTACGCCCATCAATGCGGGGTTCATCATCAAGGCAAATAAGATTTCACTATTTGCGCTTGCCGCATCTGGTAATAGCTTCCCATCTTTACTCTTATCGTCTAGCTCATTGATTTCAATAGTTTGAATCCATGATTGCGAAACGCTATCAAAAACTTTAGTCGAGAAAATTGATTTGTAGGCGTTTTTAGCGCCTGTCAAATACTCATCTACTTGGTTGTAAAACTCATTTTGAACCTTCTCC